GGGTCGGTCTGGTAGGTGGTGATGCCGCGCGAGATCATCACGTCGCCGGTCTTCGACACCATCAGCGTCGAAATGCCCGAGTAGAGCAACGTGTTCATCGCGGAGATCCCGAGGCGATCGGATACCAGCTTCGGGCCGACGATGCCGGGTAGCAGCAGGCTTTGCAGCGGCCGGGACAGTTCCGGAGCCCCCTGCAAATGGGCCGCGTGGATGGCCGCGCAGGCAGCCGCGATCGTGGGGATCGAGGACTGGAAATTGGTCGCACCGTAGACCGTGGTGTTCGGGGAGTTGTGCGCTGCCCCGAGCGTTTGCAGGCCGCCGGCTGAGTTGTCGGCGTAGGTGATGTACGCGCCGAACAAGGACTGCATCGGGCTCCACCGGGCGTAGAGGAATGCCTCGACTTCGCTGGTGTTGGCGCTGTCCGAATACGGGGAACTGATGAAGTCGTATTCATCGGCGCCCAAGTTAGCCAAGATCATCGCAAGGTCGGGGTCGCCTGCACCGCCGCTGAATGCGGTCAGTGTCAGCAACGTATCAGCAAGTGGGCTGTCATCGTAGAACAGGTGGGTAGCCAGAGCGAGCTTGTTATAGATCGTCCCCTTGTTGACGGCGGTCAGGGTCACGACGTTGAGCGCCGCAACGGCGGTTGCCTCGACCGGCGCGTAGCTGGCGTTGATTGCGGCAGCGAGGCTTGCCGCGATTGCCGCGTTCGTCATCGTGGGATTGACGTTGATGCTGACGCGCTGGCCACCGATGTAAATGGCGATGCTGCCTGCGCTGGTGATCTGTGCTGCGGACACCGTGATCGTTGCGGTGGCAGCGGTCGAGCCGGCAGCGTCAGGCGCCGGGGCGGCCCAAATCTCTTGGAACGGCTGGGCGAGCCGGGCGGATTTGACCATGCGGGTCATCATCGACGCCTTGCCGAACAGGCCATCTTCACCGCCGGTCACGAGGATCGGCTGGAATGGCAGCGCGGAGCCGCCGGCCTGCATCTGGCCGATCAGCAAGAGGCGCGACGGGCTCGTGGTCGGGCTATATCCGGCATTGACCTCGAAATAGGCCAGCGGCACGCGGAGGTTGGAGGGGATCTGATTGAAAGTTACGGGCATGGGTTAGCCTTCCGAGGTGTCGAGGGTGGTGGGGGCGGCCGGGGGCAATTCGGGCGCGGCGGCGGGCACAAAAACCAAGTCGCCTTCTCGGATTGCGCGAATGTAGTAGGGGGTCATTTCCACTATCGCGCCGTCCAAAGGCATCGGCTTGTAGTCATTCTCGGGCTGTCGAAAGACAAGAATGCCCGGTGCGGGCTTCACACTCGCGATCTTCATTGGTTCACCTTGCGTTGTATTGGACCGGCTACGCGCCAGTCAGCCCCGAGGGGATTTGTTGCGGTCGTGATGGTGGCCGCCCACGGGCCACTCGGTAACGACCGAGATCGGGCCTTGCTGCCCGGCTGCGCGAGCCAGAACGGCGAGGAGGTTTTGATCCGACGAAGGCTTGACGCTGGCCTTGACGCCGATCCGCTGAAATGCGGGCACGTAGACCTGGGGTCCGCCGCCGGCAGCCTCACGAAGCATCGCCATGAGCCCGGCATTCCGATCGCTTTTCGAGAGCGCAAGGATCAGCGGGTCAAGGTATGGGGCTGTCGGGAAGGTAGGCACCTCGTCTGAGGGGGCGATCGGCCGCGTGGACACAGCAGGACGGGCGTCTGGCGGGATGCGGCATCGAACCGTGATGGTGCGTGCCGCCAGCCGGTTGTTGCCGTCAGCGGACCGGCTTGCCGTGCTGTGCCATGTGTCCAGTTGCAGGATCATGGCTTGCAGTTGCACGGACGCGGGTCTGACCGGGTGCATGAACGTCCGGTAGACCTGGGCCTCGAACAGATCGAGGAGCCCTTCAAGCTCGGCGTCGGTCGTGGGCAAGCCGTAGGAGACTTGCTTCACGCCGTCCACTGTCGCTGCGACGAACGATCCGATCGCCAATTCGAGGCGCAGGATGACGTGGCGCTCGAAAGCGCCAAATCCCCGGCCCCGATCAGCTAGTACGTTCTCATCATCCTCTGTGTACACGATGATGATCGGAAGCTCGACGTGCTCGCCATCAAACTCAATGTCGTCCAGGCGGCTATCGAAAACGGTTTCATCCGCGATCGTTGGCGCCGGCTCGCCGGGCTGGCGCGTGAGCGCGTTGACCACGGCCAGCCTCAGCAAGAGGCGGTTGAGCATCAGTCTTGCACTCCCAACTGCACGAACTCGACCATGATGCCGGTCAGCCCGTCGCGCTCGACTTTCGTCACCTCGAAAGTTTCGCCATCGGCTTGCCGGGTGAACGTGTCGCCGCGACGGGGCTGCCCCGCCATTTCGCCTTTGTGGATTGAGCCCATCGGTTTGCGAGAGACGATCGCGGCCTCGCGCATTCCGAGCTTCTGGTCGTGGTTATCCCAAAAGAAAGTGACGCGCACCAGTTGGCGCCCACGGCTACTATCCGGGCATGGCGGAAAATTCGGCCGAGTTACCATCGGCTGAAAGAGGAAGGGTTCAGCGAACTCGTCTTGGATCTCGCTGTGGCTGGTCGCCTCCGCTTGCGCGAATGGGGGCGGCCGGATCACCCCGCCACGACCATGATGTAGAAACGGCGCACCACAGTACGGGGCGGGATCGTCACGTTCGGAAGCCGTGGGATCTGCGTAGGGGTGGTCGCGGCCGACCAGTCGATCCAATAAACGTCACCCACAGCCGCGTCCGCAGCCGGCGCCACGACGACAGTGCAAAGCCCGGTTGGATCGAAGCTATCTGCCATGATGATCGGCTGCATCGGGCTATCGTTCGCCACGCCCCAGGCGACAGCACCCAGCAGCGCCGACCCGTTGGCCGCCAGCCAACCCGATGCGTCCACGCTATAGTCGAGCGTGTCCCGCTGCCGGATTTGGAACACGGCGGCGGGCATGATGATGCGGTTGGTCGAGGAGAACACCGGGTCAACGACTGGCACCGTAAACGTGCGGTCGTTCAGCCCCAACGAGGACCCCGCAGGGCCAAATGTAAGCATGTATCGAGCCTCCGGGTTTTGCTATTTGAAGACATGGATTGGTAGGCTGTAGATCGCCAAATAAATGAGGCCCGCAAATGCCGCAGCGAGAAGACTTCCGAAAGTATATTTTCCGAACAGCATGAACTTGTTGTCGAGCCATTCGTTAATAGCTTCCTTGAACGCTTGCTTCTGGTCTTTGGTCCCAAGGTCAGTAGTCATTATTGCGGCTCCGCGCGGTCAAAGGTTCAAGTAAAAGCGATACCATACGCGGGGGCTTGCACCGGGTAGTTGGGCTGGCAGGACGGCCCAATATCGGTTGCGGCCGTCCACCCAGCAGGAAGGGCTATCGTTGAAAAATTATCGGTAACGGCATCACCTTGGCCTATGACGACATAAGTAGTCGTCGGCGTAAGTGCCTGCCCGTAGGGATAGTAAAGATGCGCGCTAGACGCGTTTGCGAGCACCTTAGCCGTCGTCAGGCGGATTGTCGTTGCCGATACCCGCACACAGGCTGTAGCCGAGACGAGCGTGCCAGGAGCGGCGGGCGTGCCTCCGTCCATAATCGTCCAGCCCGCGCCGATCGCGCCTTGAAGCGGCACGATAAGATCGGTCGCGCCATTGTTGTGTTGCAGCGTAACGAGAACAGAGCCTGTAGACGCGTAGGTCGTACCTTCATAGTGCGCCGCCGTGATCTGTGGCCCTGGTGAGCCCGTCAACCCTGCCGGTAGGGCGACGATCTCTGTCGTCCGGGCGAGCGTTGCGTTTCGCCTGACAACGGCCTGCGCGATTGGCAGGGCCATGCGACGGACGAAATTTGCGTTCCCTGTATCATCACGGTGCGCTCCATTGCCGCCGCCGCTTTCGGCCCCCGTGGCCGCGTTCCATGTGTCGCCCTGCCCGATCGCGTCTGCCGTCTGCGTCAGCAAGTAGCTCACGTTCAACGCGGAGTTGGCCACACAGTCGGCCATGACTTCGCGCATCATCTGGCAACCGCCGTCGCTGCCCGAGAACGGCAAGGCGCTCGTGACGAGTATCGGAAGCTGCGCGGCAGTCTTACCGAGCGTGGCGCGCATAAGCTGCCACGTCCGAAGCAAAGCTGCCGTAAACACAGCTTTTTCGGAGTAGGCCCTCATGCTGTCGCTCTCGGACCAAAACCACGCGAGGTAGGAAACCCCAGCCAAGAGGTCAGCGGACATCGCGCCGATAAAAGCAACAAACGATGCGCCGCAAGCACCATACGCCCAGACAGCAGGGTTGCCATCCCCGGCATTTGTCAGAAGGAAACTGCTATCTCCTGCCGCGCCATATATCCCCCTGCCAGAATACAGCGAGCCACCCCCCGAGTTACTGGACAACAAGTTGGCCGCCAACGCTCCGGACCAATACTGAAATGGCGTTCGGGTTGTCAGAATATTGCCGCTGATTAGATTTCCTGCATTGCTCTGGCCTACCAAGATACCATTGGCCGCGAACCTAGCGCCCACGGGCCACCGCGCCATGCAAAGCGTTAGAGCCGCGTGATCGGACGTGGACAGAGCCTTGGCCCAGGTTCCCGCTTCGTGGAAGTAGCATTGCGCGCCGGTCAAGAAGCCGAGTGCGGCCGTGGCCCCCAACGAAAGCGTGTTGGCCGCGGCCGAAATAGATTTCGTTCCGTCCAGCCACACGTCGATGCCTGCACTAGATATGCAAACTCGGGCCGCGTGCGTGTGCCGCAACGTGACGACGCCTGCCGAGATCGCGGCGCCGCTTGGGAACAACGTGATCGTGTCGGTACCATCCCCTCGCCCGGTCATGCCCAGCACGGCTACGCCCCCGATCGTCAGCAGCGTGACGGATGCCGTGGTCGGATTAGCACCGTCCTGCACTTGGTTTGGCCGTGACCAAACGAAGTAAACGCTTAGGCTTCCAGAAGAAATAGGCACCGTTGCATTAAAGCCAAAAGCAGGATCAATGTACGGGTTTTGGATAGTGTAGTTGAATGCGCCCCCATTTGCCGCCATGCCGCCAAGTAGTCCCGCAATGCGCGGGATACCTTGGGCTGAGTAATTGGCGCTCACGACGCCAGAAACATTCCCGTTTCCTGTTTTATCGGGCAGCGATCCGACGCTCCCCGCGAGCGTGCCCGCATCGAACCAAGCCGATAGGCCCGGCACCGTGGATAACGACGGCGCCGGGCCGGCGGGGGCAACGACTGCCCCCCCGACTTGGCTGAGAAGTGCGAAAGTCTTGGCAGAGAGCAACCCCGCCTTTCCTGCTGATATGAGGGATATGGTCATTAGAAAGTGACCGCGCAAGCAATAGGCGACGCACCACCGTAGATGCTCCAAGTCGAACCGTTATTAGAGGACGCCCAGAAGTAGTAGTTGACTGTTCCAGATCCAGTTGGTGCAGTGACATTGGAAATATCAATAAACATATTTGACGCACCGGCATTGCCGCAGGTTTGGTATCCGTTGGTGTTGATGTATGGCCCAACGGTAGCCGCGGCAACAGGAGGAACGGTGGTTGAATTTGTCCAACCCGCGATCACCACCGCAGTCCCAGGTATAAGCGCAGCGCCACCCGTTGTGGTCAGCGCAAAGTAGTTCCCCGGCTGTGCATTAGCACTTGAGCCGTAGGCCGCGGCTGTTTTCGTAGTCGGGGGGGCACCATACGGGAACGAGACCACGTTGGGGTTCGCCGGGCCGGAGGCTGCGGCAGACACTACGAAGCTGCCTGATGTGCCAATAGTCGTTGTAGCCGTGTGGTCACGCACCTTGACCGTCTGCGATGCGTTGGCACTCGAAATAGTAAGCGAAAAGCTATACGCGCCCGAAGCGATTGTTGGCGAAGCTGCCGCAACCCAGGTGGACCCGCCGTCCAGCGAGTAGTCGAGCGCGGCTGGCGGCCCGTTGGTGTAGGTGCCGGCGAGCGTAAACGCGGTGCCTGCTGTGTGCGAACCCGGAGTGGTGACGGTGATCGTCTCGGCCGCAGCCGCAACCGTGAACGTGACTACGTTTGACTGCACTGTGCCTGTGTCTTTGACTTGAACAGTGTGCGTGCCCGATGCAATGCCCGGCATGGACAAGTTGACGACCGATGCGGTGACGGTCGAGCCGGTCGGGAGGGCTGCGAACGCGGCGCCGTCGATCGAGATCGTAAGCGTAGGGGCCGCAGAGTATCCGGACAGGCTGCCCGCGATTGCATACGTGGCGCCGGGAGTGATGCCAGTCGGCGCAACCAGGGTGGCAGACTGCGTAGCCGTGGCGCTCCCTGGGAGCGTAACCATGATCGTCCCGCTCGCGCCTAACGCTGTAGATGACCGAACGCGAACCGTGCCAAAATTTGGAAGCGACGTGGCATTGCCCGACGAAACGATACCGCCAGCGTTGGCAGTGGTTGTCGTAACAAAAGTCACAGTGCTGCCCGACAAGTTCGTAATGTCGCAAGAGCAACCATCACCAAAGCTGGCGTAGCTGGCGGGCGGCGAAACTGTGCCAGCGCCCGTGAAAATAACGTGCTTGCCGTTGTGTGACGCGCTGTCGAGCAAAATTGAGCCGGAAACAGCAACGCTTGGCACTTTGTAGCTGGTCAGTCCGTTGAGTGTCAGGGTAACGACTGCTGCCATCGTCTGCACGGCAAGCGCAGTGCCGCCCTGGTTTACCCAAAAAGTATCGGTTGCGCTGGCCGCAGCCGCGTTTGCCGCGGGCATGACCGACCCCTGGCTGGCAACAAAATCGCTCGCGGCGATCCATTTGAACGTGCCAGACGAGTAAGTGTACACGTAGTCGGCTGGGAGAACAGTCGAAACGATACTGCCTGTCGCCGGGGCCGTTACGCCACCTGATGCCCCCGCCGCGCCCGTCGCGCCGGTCGGGCCAGTCGGTCCAGCCGGGCCAGCGGGTCCAGTCGCACCGGCTGGGCCAGGAACAGTTGAGGCCGCGCCCGTTGCACCAGTCGGTCCAGCCGGGCCAGCGGGTCCAGTCGCACCGGCTGGGCCAGGAACAGTCGATGCCGCGCCCGTCGCGCCAGTCGCGCCAGCGGGTCCAGTTGCGCCAGTTGCGCCGGCTGGGCCTGGGACCGTCGATGCGGCGCCGGTCGGGCCAGCGGGTCCAGTCGCGCCGGTTGCGCCGGCTGGGCCAGCAACAGATGATGCCGCGCCGGTCGCGCCTGTCGCGCCGGTCGGGCCGGATGGCCCGGTCACGCCTGGGACGCCGGGAGCACCCACAGGGCCGGTCGCACCAGCGGCGCCGCTTGCGCCTTGCACGCCTTGCGGACCCTGCGGGCCTGTATCGCCTACCGGGCCTTGCGGTCCAGTGTAGCCTTGCGGTCCACGCGCACCCGTTGGGCCTGGGGCTCCGGGCATACCGTGCGTGCCTGGGGGGCCGCTGCCGGCGCCGGGCATGAAGCCCAAGGCTGCGATCACGTTTTCACCCGTGAGGCTGATATTGCCACCGATGTTGGTGATGTTGGCGCCAGTGGTGACGACACCGGGCGTGGTGCTTGTCGCTGGGTTGGGCGTGATGGTGTTGCTCACCGCAAGGTCCTTTGATTGTCAATGTCTGCGGCCGAGGCCATGCAGGGGAGCCGAGGGGGCGACGGATCGCCCCCTCGCTCATCAGTCGAGGGCGGGGTCGGAAACCACGGATTTACGGCGACGCGAGGCAGTGCGCTCAACGGCGGCCTCCCGGTCGGCGTCCGCGTACTCGGCCGCGCCACTCAGAACAGCCGCGTCCGCCACATCGTCAGGCAAGTCATGCGACGTGCCGGCGGGGAGGTAGACGTTGTTGATCGCCGGGACCACGGTGTCGATGCCGCGGTATTTGACAGTCCGCATCACCGGCTTGCCGGTGGCGTTGTCGATCACGGGGTCGTGGTGGGCGATCGTGTGAAGGAGGTTGACCTTCATTACACGATGATCCCGTCGCGACGAAGATACACCGCCTCAGCCTTGTTCACATAGAACGTGTCGCCGCCGATGTGCGTGACGAGCACGCCCGAGATATCGACTTTGATCGTCTTGTTAGGCTGCACGGTGACGAGCACCATTTCAGAATTTGGGAAGGCGAGCGTCATATCGGCTTTTCCTTTTTGTCAAGCAAAACCCGCAAGTCTTTACTTGCAGATGATGCGGAACATCGCGTTGGGGCGCTTCGGCGCGGCCAGGGGGGCGGACTGCGACACGAGTTCGAGGGCGCTCGGATTGAACTTCTTCTCCGACTTCGAGAACAAGGTCCGGGCCTGCATCTGCGCGTCGAGGTCGAGGATGGCGCCGTAATACTGCGTGCCCTCGATCTGATGGGACAGGCCGAGCAAGTTGTAGTCGGGGATCAATGGCTGATCGTTGCCGGCATCGTCCTGCACGTAAGCGTCATAGACCCACAGGTTCAAGCGCCCGTTCAGATTGCCAACAAGCTGCGCGACGTTCATATCAGTGCGCGGCGCCGCATCGACTTCGCTGTTGCCCCGGCGGAAGAACGCCGAGATCAGGTCGTTGATGTTGCTGTGGAAGCGGATCAACTGCCAAGTCGTGCCAGACATCACGAGGTCCGTGACGACGGCACCTTTGGAGATCTGGCGAACCTTCAAAGCCATCGTCTCGATGTCTTCCATCGGGGTCGCGGCGACCTGATCCCAGGCAGTCGGCAAACCCGAAAGGTTCAATGTCAAGCTCGGGTCGCGCCCGAAATCGACAAGCACAGTCTGGTATTCTTCACCGGAGATCGTAACGGCGCCGAACACGAGAGCCTGGGCGGCCATCCATTCGAGGCGGTTGTTCACCATGTCGGTGTGCAGTGCCAGCGTCTCGGCCACCAGTTCGTCAAAGCGTTGCTGCGGCGTCTTGGTGCCACCGTAGCCTTCGCCTGGGCGGCGAACGTAGCTTTGCTGCGGGACGAGCATCGCGGTTGGCTTGACGTATGCCGGCGCGAGCGAGCGGGTCCGCATACCTTCAAGGCGCATCGGCTTGCCGGCGACGAGCGGGCTCACGAACGGGGCCATGCGACGGCCACGGTCGATCAAGTCAAACTCGATCGTTGGGGTCGTGAACATTTTCGTGCGGTTGAAGAACGTGTTCAGCAACCAGGGGTTCGGACGCTCGATCTGTTCGAGCATCGCGTCGAGTTCCCAAGTCTCGTAGCGGTTCAGGGTAAAAGCAGTACCGGACATATTCTGTTATCCAATCGAAAAAAGGTGTGCCGTTTAGCCCGAGTAGCCAGGGAAGCGGCCGAAGATGCCGGCAACACGCAGCGCGGTTTCGATCGCTGCGAACGCCAAGTCCGGGCCGACGCCAAAGCTGGTGTCGATGATGAGCGCCGAAGCATTGAAGTAGCCGTTGACGCAAACGCCGAGGCTGACCGGGCCGGCGACGCCGGCAGGGCCGGTTGCCGTGGTATTGGCGGGCTCGCACAAGACCGCATAGGGGGTCTGGCTGCCGTCCGTGGCAGTCCGAACGCAGGGCGTAAGCTGATTGGTCGATGCGACCATGCCGAGCACGGTGCCGGGCATCAGCGTCAAGCCGGTGGCCAATACCGCCGGAATGAACACCGGCTTGTGGCCGGGCAGGAAAAGCGGGTTGTGCGTGATGCTATCGACAACGCGCGAGCCCGCGAGGAAGGGGAAGGAAACAGACATGACGATCTCCGATCGAGTGGGTTAGCGTGCGCCGCCCGTGTAGACGGTGGCGGTGCCGGTCTTGGCGGCAGAGCGAAGCTGGGCGAGGCGGGCGTCGCGAGGCGACAGATCCTCGACCGGGGCGCCCTCGGCGCTGACACCAGGGGCAGCGGCAGCGAACACAGTCGCCAGATCGCGAGCGCGAGCCGGGTCAGCGGCGGCAGAAGCGGCAGCCGGCGCAATGGCGGCCGGGATGCGGGCGCTCATCTTGCCGGCAAGGGCAACAGACGCACCATCGGTCAGGGCTTCAAAGAAGGCACCCAAGCGGGCGTTCTCGGGGGCGAGGGTCGCTGCCGCGGCGGCGATCTCAGCGGTGCGGGCGGCGAGCGCAGTTGCCAGGGCGGCATCGGCGGTGACGCGGTGCGCTGCCGCTGCATCGGCGGTAGCGCGGGTGATGGCGCTGTCCATGTCGGACTGCGCGAACGTAAGGCGTTCGGACATTTGGGCTTGATCCTTGGTTGCGGAATAACCGGAAAAGGAGGGGGAGATCCGGGTTGACAGGGCGCCGAGTACATCATTCAGGGTGCCGATGCCGTCGATGAAGCCGAGTTCGAGCGCCTGTTCGGGGCCGAAAATCGCCGCTTCCGTTCCACGAACAACCTTGGCGTCGATGCCTCGGTTGTCCGCGACCGCTGCGATGAATTGCGCGTAAACCGCGTCAATTCGCGCTTGGGTTTCTGCACGGGCCGCATCGGATAGCGGCCCGTAGGGCGAGCCATCGACTTTGCGGGCGCCCGCGTGAATATGCGTGACCGCGACGCCGCGTTTCTCCATCGCCTTGCTTTGATCGACATGCGCGACGACGACGCCGACGCTGCCGATGTTGGCGAGGGGGGCCGCGTAGACGCGCGTGGCTGCGGAGCCAAGCCAGAACGCAGCCGATGCCATCAGGCTGTTCGCGATGGCGTAGATCGGGATCTCGGCTGAGAGCTTCTTGATGAACTCGGCCGTCTCGATCACGCCGGCTACGGAGCCACCGGGGCTGTCGATATCGAGGATAATCGCGCGGACGCCGCGGGTGCTGGCGACCTGGGCCAACGTGGCTTGGATCGCCGTGTATGAGGTCATGCCCGATTGTGGGTTCATGCTCTCGCCCCTGTGGTCCAGTGCGCCGACGATCGGCACGACCGCGATGCCCCGGTTCAAGTCAATCACTGTGCTGCGGGCGGGGCGGATCTGCGCGCCCAAGGCGCTCTCGGCTACAATCGGCTCGATGTCCAGGCGGTCGTGGATCGCCGTCAGGGCCACGTCGAGGTAGCTTTGCGAGACAAGTAGCGGCTCGCCAAAGAGCCGCCCGGCGATGCGTGCGAGGTGGGTCATTTGCTTTCCGCCGAGGATGATGGGGGTCGGCCGGCGCCTTGCGCGATGAGGTCCGGGTTGATGTCCTCGGGCTTGAGCCCCAGGAGCGCCATGTCGGCTTTCTCACGAGCGCGTTGCTCCAAGACTTGCCGGTAGTCCATATCGAACTCTTTGCAGATCTGGCGCAGCGAGGTCGCGCCCATCTGGTATTGAGTTTGCTTTGCCTGCATTTCCTTCAACGGGTCGATCAGCGGCTTGCCGAGCGTGTCGAAATCCATGCGCAGAGCGCCGCGCTTTTCGTAGAACGAACTTTTGCCGAGCATCGGGATCGTCTCGCGAACAACGATCGCTTCCTCCAACCATGCCATCGCGAACGGAATGCAAAGCTGAGACGTAAAGTCGGCCCGGCGGACGCTGTAGCTCCGGGCAATTTCTGCCAGGGCGACGCGGGCACCGCTGTAGTTGGTGGACGAGTAGTTCTTGGTCAGCGACGCATAGTCAACGCCAAGTGCCGAAGCGATCTTGTATAGAGAAACTTCGTCATACTCTTTCAGGACGCCCGGCATCAGCGTGCCGTTTTTGATGTCCAACTTCTCGTTTGGGAGAAGATGAGTGATCTTCGTCTTGCCGACCTTGATGTCCTGGCTACCGTAGAAGCCCAGACGCTCGGTCATCATTTGCAGCGCCATCGAAAGCGGGCCGTTGGCTTGCAACGCCTGCCGCTGGTCTGGCCCGAGCAAACCGATCGCTTGCTCGTAATTCAGTTCGGAGGTGATCGTCGCTGCGAAAGTCGCACGTACCGCGGCGGCTTCGAGTTCCGTCTGCTGGTATTCATCCAGGCTGCGGATTGGGTCGATTGCCGTCGTGAAGTGCGATAGGCCCCGGCTCATATCCGGCCGGTCGGCCTCGAAGGCGTGCAAAATCCGAGGGCGGCCCCACGATGAGAACCGCGCCTTGCGATCCCACTTGTAAGTCGCCGCCGGCTGCCATAGCCCATCGGAAGGACTGGCCTGCCTGATCCAATACGCGATCGGCGCTCCATGCTTGTCGCGCTCGACACCCATCCGGCGCTTCGAGTTGTAGTCGATGGCGCCGTGGGGGTCGCTGAGGCGTTCGGGGTCCATGAGATAGAGACAAGTGCTGTAGGCGCTGCCGAACCCCGCCTTCCATTCGACCGAGCCCAGAGCCTCGCCACCGACGAAATAACCCGCGAACGCTGTCCGCATAAGGCCGCTGAATGACTGCCGGCGTTGCGCGTCGGCACTAAAGCCCAGGCCCTCGGCATACGCCCGCCACTCGGCCTCGACCAGATCCGCCCATTCCTCGGCTTGCTCCGACGTGACGCCCAACAGGGTGAGGTCGGGGTCCATCGAGAGAGCAAAATTGCTGCCAACTACGTTGTCCACCAAAGTCCGCACGGCCGAGCGGCCGTAGGGGCTCGTACGGGAGACATCGCGGGCACCAGAGAGTAAATGGTCTTTGGAGCGGTAGGCTTCGATATCGGAGGATTGCAGGCGGCTCGCGCGGCTCCACTGCCCTTGATACGCCCTCATGGCGGCGTCCTGTCCGCCGGCATCACTGTCCATGAGATAAGCCTCGTTTTACAAGTGGGGAAATGGGCCTCGAATGCCGCGAACGGCGGGGCCGCGAAGGGCACGAAGGCCCGGATTGAGATCTGGCAATCCGGTCATATCGGTTCCGGCTGCCCGGCATTGGCCGTAGATCGTGCGATAGAGCGTTTGCAGTTCGATCACGTTGGCCTTGCTGTAGTCGGTCCATCGGTCATGGACCCGGACGCGCGTGCGGGTGTTGCCGCTCGCCGCCATAATCTGCGCCTGGAATAGTCCTTGGAGGATCACCCGGCAGTCGGTCGCGCTCGATAGATCAAATTCGGCATCAGCCGGGGCTTGAGCCATCAGGCCCTCCTACTGGTAATGGGTGAGCGTCGAGGCATAGCGAAGCGTCTCGATGTCCTTCTTGATCGAAGGCAAATCATCGACCGTCGCCATGTAGAAGCCGCCTTCTCCGTTACTGATCGTCAGAGGGGCGGCCGTGGTCTTTAACTGATAGTAAGCTGCCTCAAGTTCTTGAAGTCGAAACGGCGCATAGAACAACTTCTCTGGCATCACCGGCCCTTTGCATAAGCGCGGCCAATTTCTGCCGCGTCCAGTTTCGGCACCGTGGCCATCGCCCACTGCCGCAGGCGGTAGTCAAGGTCGAGGTTGAGCGATCGGTTGGCCGCGAGGTTGTAGCACATGAGGTCGAGCATTTCATTTCGCGCGCCGGCTTTCTTCTCCCATACGAGAGTTGAGAAACCGTGCGGCGAGTATTCAACTCGGCACCACTCAGAAGCCATTTGCTCAATGACTGCTTCATCAAGCCAATCTGGAATATGCACAAAACCAGGTCCATGCGTTTCTACTTGGTAACGCGCATACGTATTCTGCTTGGCATCGTCTGTGCCGATGAGGAACAGCTTTGTATTGTCTTTAAAGCGCATTTTTGACCGGAGCCATATTGGCCGCGGGCCAGCGACGCCTTTGACTGCATACCATGCCCGGCCGATGCTCTGCGCCTTGGCCGAGAAGTCGTAAACCGCTTGGGTCATAAACCCGCTGTCGATGGCGACCACTTCGATCGGCACGCGTTGGCCCAAAGGATGCGGGTAAGACCGTTGCAAGAAGGCATTGAGGTCTTCCCATACTCGCGGCCCGCTGGTGTCGCCGTAGAGCTTCTGGTGGTCCAAGATCCAGCATTCTTCGCCAGCGCCCCAGGCGATGACGGCAACCTCGATACGGTCACGTTGAACGTCCACGCCGGCTGTGGCCAAAGACGCTCGGGCCGGCATAGCCGTGCGGGACAGCTTTTCCCGACGCTCAAGCAGGGTGGCAACCTGTGCCGTGCTCGTGAGGTCGCCCGACCAAGGCAAGCCCAGCATCGTGTTGTAAAAGGTCTGTTCGAGCCCAGGTTGGCCCTTGCTTTCCTCACATGCCTTCGCCATCGCGGCCATGCTCGACCACGGGCTGTAGAGTTCGGAAAGATGGAAGCCCGCCTTGCCCGTAAAAGCCTCGGTGGCGATCCAACGGCCGTGGGCCACAAGCCTGCGCTTCTTGCCTTCGCTCCATAGCACGCCACAGCTTTTGCAGGAGTAGCCCGCTTGGTCCTCTTTGCCCTTGGTGTAAATCACCCGGTCCCAGGTGAGTGCCTGTTCTTCTTGGCAGTCGGGACAGACGACGTTGAAGAACCGTTTGTCGCTGGCCTCGAACAGTTCCGAGATCGTGCTCGTTTCTTTGTGGACGGGCGTGCTAACCCAAATCAGCTTGCGCGTGCTGCCGTATGTCTTCGTCCGGGCCGTAGCCAGGGCAATAGGCGAGCCTTCCTTGCCGGATGACTTGTTCCACCGATCCACCTCGTCGCCCAACACAACCCTGATCGGGCGCATGGCAAGTGATGAAGGCACGTTGGCGCCGACGAGTGTCATCGTGCCACCGGGATAGGACTTCTTGAGCGTTTGCTGCGTGCGGCCGTCTTTCGAGGCGAACAGCGCCTTGAGGACGGGCGTGTCGCGGATCATCGGCTCTACGAAGTCGGCGGCGAAGGCGCCCGCGACTTTCTCGGTCGGAAGGACGACAAGCATCGGGCTCGGCTGGTGCTCGGCATAGTAGCCGATCACGCCGCGAAGGATCGTAGACTTGCCGACCTGGGAAGACGACATGAAGTCGATCTCGTTCACGGCCGGGTCCGAGACGGCCTCTGCGATGCCACGCTGGTAGGCAGCGTCGCCAAAGCGAAAAGGGCCGGGCTCGGCGCTGCTTTCGGCGGATAGACGCATAAAGCGTTCCATCCACTCCGCGAGGTTCAATTTCTTCTTGGGCATCAAACCGGCGGCGAGGCCCGCATTCACGGCGCTATTCATCGTCGGCCCCTCCAAGAGCGGTCACGACCGCGTAAAGCGCACGCTCGATTGCGGCTTCGACCCGGCGCATCGTCTCGACCCGTTGGTCCGCCGGCACGAGTTCAGCGATACGAGAGGGCAGGAGGCCCAAGGCGCTCTGCACGACGGCGCCGGCAGACTTGAGATCGCGCTCGACATCGGTGCGACGCACAAGGTCGCCGCTCTCGCGAGAGGTGCGAAGTTCACGGCCCTCGATCTCAGCCTCTAATTTCCGCACGCGGAGGCTTGCGAGGGCGTCTGTGCGATCTCGGGCCGCCAAAGCTGCCTGGGCAGCCTCAGTGCCGTTTTCCCGCTCCGCAACGATGGTCTTGTGCGCTTTGCCTCGAACGCCCCGAGGAATGGGGACAGACGAGTAAAGCTCCCAAAGGGCTTGCTTCTCGGCCGCAGCAACCGCATCGACGTGTTTGCCGTCGAGGATCGCCGTCGCGCCAATCAGAACGGCCGTGAAGGCTGCTTTGTCGATGATGGCTGGGCGGATCTCAAGGAGCGGTTGGAGGTGGACCCCCGCATCCCTGTAACTAGCCGGCTGGTGCTCGGTGCAGAGTTGCGACACTCGGGCATTGCTGACGCCCCAAAGGGTTGCGAGGCCGCCCTTTGAGAGATAGATCGCTGCGTCTGCCATGATGCCCTCGTAAATAGCGACAATTTTGTCACACTGCCGTTGAAAGTGTCGGGGTTGGCGCCTTGCCTGCCTGATAGGACGGAATGCCCTAATGGGCTGAAATCGTTCGATTTTGCCAAAAACTATAGGGCATCAGGGGGGCCGCGTTGCCCGCGGGTGGAGGGGGGTATAGGAATAGGGACCCAAGATAGGGGGATATTCCTATCTAATAGGACGACAGACCTAGACTGAACGGTGTAGTCTAGGGATTTGCGCCTAGACTGAATGGTCTGGTCTAGTGGGGACCAGGGTGGCGGGTATCGGTCCGTGGCATGGGCTTTGCAAAGATAAATATCGCGCGGTCGTGCGTTCAATAACTGCGAGGCGATAGCGTGGCGCCGCGTGGCGCTGGCGCCGGGCTATGGCGGACGTGTGCCGAGCTATGGCGCCGTGTGGCGCTGGTGCTGATCTATCGCGGGCGTATGCCGAGCTACGGCGCCGTGTGGCGCTAGTGCCGGGCTATGGCGGACGTGTGCCGAGCTATGGCGCCGCGTGGCGCTGGTGCCGAGCTAATCGACGGATTGCGCACGGTTTAGCGTGGCTACGTTTTGAAGCCGCGTCATACTTTGGCCACGGTTTCGCGTGGCTTGCCACGAAGCTCAATCCAGCCGAGCGAGGGCGCCCTCACGAAATTAGTTTTGACAAATTGTCACTTTGTCATTGTGTCACGTTGTCACGTATGGCAAGAATGTGTGGCGATATGATCCACCAGCTTAAAAGGTCAAAACCCCATGCTCTCAAGACACATTCTCGAACTCGGCGCGTTTGCTCTTCTTGGCGTTTCGTTTGCTGATGCCGCGGACTTCATTCCTTGTTTTTCTACGCGTCGCGTCGGCGGGCTTCGTTTTGTCAAAATTGGCAAGCTGTCTATGTCATTTTGCGTTTGCAAGTCCGCCGCACCGATCGGAACGAAATAATGGCGAAGTATAACGGCCATCGTTCATGGAACGCTTGGAATGTCTCACTATGGATTGGCAATGACGAAGGGCTTTATCGCCTAGCCCTAGATTGCATCAAGTCAAGAAAAACGCGAGGTGCGGCGGCGCGTATGTTCCTTGCTGAAATGGGGGACGGCGCCACAACGCCCGATGGCGGAAAATACAATCTAACTTGCGTTTTAGCAGCCTTGAAGGACCTCACATAATGGTAAAGCGTGTGGTTTCAAAAGATATGGTCGCGCACCTTTGGGCAAACCAAAGTCAATCGGATGCCAGAACAGGAACAAGTAACTTTTCGTTCAATGGAACAACCTTGTTTAGTTATGAGACGCCGATTGCGGAGCTAATCAATACAGTAAACGGTAAACGCGTCTCACTTGTCACAAGTGACAATTACAGCGTGACAACCTCTGCGCAGCGCAACATAGCTATACGCGCGTTTAGCGGCTATACGTTCGTTGTGCCCCGACTTGGCGTTTCCGGCGGGCGTTCGCGATATTATACCGGATCTGAATTTCACTCGCATAATTTGGCGTATCTGGTTTCGCAATATCGCGAATATGCCGACAAGTTAACGCGCGTTCGAGACTTGGAAAACTTGCGCTGCATAAACTGGCTATCAGCCCCGTCCAATCTTCACAGGTTGTTTTCCGAAGCAAACGCTTATGCCGACGCGTTCGGGCTCGCGACGCCTGAGCTTGACGTTAACGTGGATCTTGAAACTTTGCGGCGTTTGCACGCCGAACGAATTGCACGCAATTCAACGCCCGCAAAACTTGCGGCAAAGGAACGCGCGGCGGCTTCTAGGGCCGAAAAATTACAGCGCGAAGAAGCCGCACGGACAGAACTTGCGAAGCTATCCAACGCCGAAAAATTGGCACGTTGGCGCAATGGCGAAGCGGTTTCGCTTCCTTGGGAAGTTTCGCAAGCCGGTGCGCTGCTTCGCATTCGTGGCGAACTACTCGAAACCTCACAAGGCGCAAACGTTCCGCTATCCCATGCAATTCGTGTTTTCTTCGCCGCACGTCAATGTCGCGAAACCGCAACGCAGTGGGTTCGCAATGGCCACACGATCCGGGTTGGGTCGTTTCAAGTGGATCAGATCAATACTGATGGATCATTCCGGGCAGGTTGCCACTATATCCAATGGGCTGAAATAGAAGCCGCCGCACGGATTGCGGGCGTATTTGATGCGCCTGCTACGACCTCGGAGGTTGCATCATGATCCACTACGATGAATACCAAGAGCGCAATCTTTTAAAAGTCGCGTCTATAGTTGTGAAATATAACTTAGGGTTGCGCGGCGTAGACCCCGCCGAAATTGTCAATCGTATGAAGTCTATAGCGCAACATGACTTAGCGGACGGGAAAGGATACGTTGCAACCTTTGGATTTCTGCTTTGCGCATGTTTGCGCGACGATGGTTCTGTGTTTATCCGGGCTGCTATCGCAGACCATCTATTCAACGAGGATTGCAGCCTATGACACCTCTTTACTCATCTTATCTGTATCATCGTCAAAATGGCTACCGCGCAACAACATCGCTTGTGCGAGCTAAGGCGGACGAAGCAAAGAATACGAAACGCTATCCCGCAACGGGAAATCAAGGTGGCGGGGTTTGGCAACGCCTAGAGGATATGCCGCGGTATAGCTCCACCGGATCTAGGGCCTATTATTGCGACAACGTGCCGAACGGTTGGCGTGAGACTGGCAACGCGGACGAAATAGAAGGTGTTCGTATACACCATAAAGGCTGGTTTACTGATCCGGATTGCGGCGGAACCTTGCGCGGCTTCGTTATCCAAATTACAGCGCGAAAGGGTGTTGCACAATTCATTGCCGCAACGCGTCATTCCGATTGGGACGGCATAACCTTATGGCCGCTAGACCGCTTTGATAACGCGGCGGACGCTGCAAGGTTGGCGGACCAGCACGCGGAGCGCGCGGCCGAAACAGAACGTGAATATCAGATAGCGTGGCGCAAAGGGCAAGACGCGGCCGAATTGCACAACGAAGCCATAAACCTCCGATCGGAGGCGATGCAAACGATTGCGGACTTGCGCCACGCGCGGCGGACCGTAGACGCAACGCCCGATTATATCGCGCGGCTTTGCAACCTTGCTCGCTCGCACGTTGCCGGGTTGTTGCGTCGCATAGAAGCGAAACGCGCCAAACGCGACAATCTCGAACGGGAGTGGGGTAACTGCGAAGGTTTTGCGGACGGGAGGGCGGACGGATGACCAGCCTTAAAGTAACGTCAAACTATAAGCCTCGCGAGGCTTTGTGCTGGCATGATCTAACGGATAAAGAAAAGAAAAAATTCGACTATCTGGATAGCGAAGAAAAACAAAGCGAAGCCTCATTCTTTCGCTATCGCAAGTGGGTCTATGACATGGGCGAATTTATGCTAATTCCGCATGGTAGTGAATTGCATGATAGGGGATGGCAAGGTTTCGCGTCCGACACATACTTTAGCGGCGTTTGCTTCAAATACTGTGACAAGAAATGCGAAGCATTTATCGTTGGGAGCTTTTATTCATGATGGCAACCACTTTGACGGCGCCGGCACATTGGGCACCGTATCTTATAAATGGCGATAAGTCCGGAATGTCTACTGATGACATGGCCGCCATTGCTTCGCACATTCCCGCATCATGGGAAGTAGTGGGTTGTTCGGACGAAGGGCGGTTTACGTGGTCCTATCGCTTGCACGGTGGCGATGCGGAGGGCGGAACGGTACTGAATTATGACGTGCTGGTGCGGAGGGCGGACGCATGACGGCGCCACGGTTTGCGGCGGAATGCCAACGTGCGCTAGAGATAGGCGAAGAGCCTAGATCAAACGCGCGGCTTGCGGCCGTGTGACACTAGACAGCCTCGCACGGGAAACCGTTGCGAGGCTTTCCCGTTGCAAGCCATAGGATCTAGCCCCGTGCCAAACCCTCGCCATTCCGTAAGATACGCGCCCTAAGCGGCGCCGTGCTCTATCACGTCCGCCGCGTTGTTCGCCCCCACGGGATACCGTGTGGGGCGTTTTTGCGTTTGGCGCGTTGCGTGAGGGGGCGGACGGGATGGCAAAACGATACGGCACCACCTGGGCACCAGCGACCGGCAACGGCACCACCTGGGCACCAGTGCCCGGCAACGGCACCACCTGGGCACCAGCGACCGGCAACGGCACCACCTGGGCACCAGTGCCCGGCAACGGCACCACCTGGGCACCAGCGACCGGCAACGGCACCACCTGGGCACCAGTGACCGGCAACGGCACCACCTGGGCACCAGCGACCGGCAACGGCACCACCTGGGCACCAGTGACCGGCAACGGCGCCACCTGGGCACCAGCGACCGGCAACGGCGCCACCTGGGCACCAGTGACCGGCAACGGCGCCACCTGGGCACCAGCGACCGGCAACGGCACCACCTGGGCACCAGCGACCGGCAACGGCACCACCTGGGCACCAGCGACCGGCAACGGCGCCACCTGGGCACCAGCGACCGGCGACGGCGCCACCTGGGCACCAGATCCGGGCACGAAACGCCCGAAACGCCAAATAACGGAACAATATCAAAGGCTTGACCAATCCAGCCCCCGTTTTTGGGCAGGAATGGCGGATTTCCGCGGGTTTCCGCTTGTCCGTTCCCGTTTTGGACCCGCCCACCCCGTCCCCTCGCGAAAACGTGATATAGGACTGATTTCAGTCCTATCCGGGGGTGTGTCTTTTTGGCCACAAAGCCCATTCCGGTGCGACATCGTGGTCGGACGGAAAAAGTCGGTTTTCGAGCGAGCGGTTTGCCCAAAAAATTCTAGCGTAGGCGCGGGCTAATCGCGGCGCACATGGCGCGTAGCGTCAAGCGAATGGTTGCCCGAGCAATAGGGGCAGCCAGCCTCGACCCGTTCAGAGGACAAAAAGGAACAAGGAGGCTGGCTGCGAAGCGGCACTGGCTTCGGGAGCACGGTGCCGCATGGGTTTTCGAGGGCTGGTTGCGGTCTGGTATTTTATCTGTAAATTAAACCAGATCAGTCTCAAGTCCTCGAAAGTTGTGAGCACGAAGTTGGAAGCAAAACTTCGCACGAAACTTTGGTGGCGGTTTTTAGGCGCTCGCTTTGAACCGAAATGCAGGGGACAAAACTTTGGCGACGATTTTTCGTGCTCGAATTTGAGCCGAAAAGATACCTACGTGCCGCTCTTTGCTTTGGCTTGCTCGAAGGCAAAGTTCATTTCGTGCGGCAGCCGGCGGATCGCCACGTCCTCAGCAATTTTTAAGATCTCTTGGACGGATGCGCGTTGGTGCCCGCCACCTTGGCGCACCATTTCGTAAGAAATGATCGGGCCATAGAGCATCTTGATGTTATGGCGCCCGTGTTTGCCGGCGCTACGCTTGAAAGCCTCAAGCTGGCCGCCCTTGGTGCGGACGATGAAGGCATTCTTGAAAACGGTTTTGACGCCCCAGGGCTTTGCCCACACCTGAAAAGGCCGGCTGCGCTTTCCGCTACCGACTTTGCCACGCAATCCGAACGCCGACAGACCGAGCGCCTTGCTCGAAGCCTTGAACGTGAAGCGCCACCGCGAACGGTTCGCCTTCTCGGTCGTGATGTTCTTGCGGACCAGCGTAGAGGTAAGTCCAGTCTGGCCGGCGAGAGCCCGGATCAGGCGAACGGTGCCGGCTTGGCCACCGCGGTTGATCGCACGGGGCACGCCAACGAATTTGATCTCGTCGCCATAGATCTCGATCGCCTTGGCGATCTTCTCCATGTCGATTTGGGCCTCGAAGGAATAGCCGCCCGAAAGGCCCGAGCGGTTGTTCGTAGCCACTTACTTGCCAACCCGCATCAAACGAACTTTGACCGCGCTGATGTCTTTGCGGACGGTAGCGTTGAAAGCCTTGACCTGGGGCGCGATTGGCTTGGAGGTCACGGTGTTTTTCATCGCTTGAAGAAGGATCTGGCGCCGCTCGGCGCAGGAGCCGCAGGCCATGTCAGCCTCCAAAAACGCTTTAGACGCAAGTTCGTCCGGGACTGTTTTTGGAGGCGACTGCGGCGGCCGTCAAGCAGAATTTGCAATTTTTGACAGTCAAGACGGGCAGAATAGAGCTAAGTCACTGTGATCGTTTGGAAAGAATTATTTTCAGCGTCCATCGTAGAGGCGCAGCGCGGCGTGTTTTACGATGCTTGGATACTCTTTCTCGGAGAGGTGAAATCCAGATGCGATCTGGCCCTCGTCGTTCGGCAAGATGAGGCTCATGTGGGGATGGTCGAGATCGAGCCAGTTATGTTCGAGAGATCGGCAGACCCTATCAAACTGCGCATCGCTGATGATGATTAGGTCTTTGTGGTAGTAGAGGTATGACGCCATCAAAAACCAAGGAATGGCTCTTGTTGGTGATTGAGTAATAGCGGCTTCGCATTGCGCGTCGTGAATACTCATTGGGCAGTATGACGTTCGATCATTTTACAACTCCACAATAATCGCATGACCACTCGTCCTGTCCGGTGAGGCTGCACCGTGCCGGGATGATCCCTAGAAACGGAGTGTCGCACTTTTGACAACGCGGTGTAGTGCGGTGCGGGTTTCGCTGCTTCCAATCATCGGGGCGCGGAAGCGCGGTGGTTTGGGTTTGCTCGGTCATGCGCAGTTTATACAGCGCGATCAGATCGCTAAGTGTCAGATCGTCTACGCGCTTATCATGCGGCACTGTGGTTTGTGGGTCGGTCATGGCCAACCCACCGTGCTGCTGCCGCATGAGTGTGCAAAATGAAGGCTGTCATCACTCTCGTCGGACTCGATTTCGTCAGACTCGATCTCATCGGGCTCGATTTGAAAGGTGGTTTTCGGGTTGGTCATGGCGACACCGTGATAATGCGGTCGGTGTGAAACTTCTCTGCCAACTATGACAGTGGGTCGATGCTTTCGTGGTCATCGGCGCCCATCGGTGACAGGGTGATTGTGTCGCCAAAGCGATCCACCCATCCGGCTAGTTTCTCCTGATAATTGTCCGGGTTCACCTCCTTGGCTTCCTCGATCAACGGGGCAAGATGGGGATGCTGCCGCAGCACAACCGGCTGTATCTCACGCCCGACGCGCGGAAGCTGGTGTGTCCATACCGGCTCGCCACACATAAACTGCGACACCTCATAGATGCCGTCGATCTTGGCCAGCAAGACGCCTGTTATGGCACCAATCACGTCGGCGGTCGGGAAGGCTTTGGTGGTTTGGGGGTCGGTCATTTCGGTGGCTCCGGTAGAGGCATCCAGTGGGTGGGTATGCGTGGGCATCGGCCAAGTGCTGTATCAGCCCAGGCATTTGTGCGCTTCCCCTTCCAATGGCCTGTGCGGACTGAAGGCTGACCGCCAGATAAGAAGCCTCCGCAAAGAAGGATCATCGGACCTTCTTCCTGACCGTATTTGTCGAATGGAGCCTTTGGCGCGGTTTCGATCGGCTGCCAGCCTTTGGTGGTTTGCTCGCGTTCAGCCACACGAACCAGCACGCCGGGATGCGGCCACGGATCGGTGAGGCCAGGGCATGGCGGGGGGGCATACATGGGGTGGCTTTCGGGAGGGCCTTTCCACAGCCCGTGCAAACGGCCTTCGTCCTCGGAGATGATTTCCCACCCATGCGAGCGCAAATATTCCTGATATTCCCGGTGATAGTTTGGCCCGGTTGGACGCCGATACGAATTAAGAATGTCGATCAGGTCGGTGGTTTGGGGGTCAGACATTTGCAGCTTCCATTCGGGCTAAGACGATGAAAGCGCCGTGGAGTTCTGCGCGGGATTTTTCAAACTTTCCCCAAGTCGCAGAGCGAACAGCCTCATGTAGCTGAATAACAAAATCTTCCCGTGTTGATCCTGACGAGTGAACGATGGCTTCGGTGGTTTGCGTTGTCATGACCTGACCCCTTCGCCGTTGCACATATCGCAGCGCGTCGTCTCGCTGGTGGGTGATCCGTCGATATAGTCGATGCGGCCTCGGCTATTGCGCCGGACGAACACCTCGCCGCTGCCTTCACAGGTCCGGCATGGCTCGGGCGCATCTTCATCAGCGGTGGTATGTGTTGTCATGCCGCAAACGCCTCCAATGCGATGTCGAAAGCAGGGCCGCCGCCCGGCAAATTCATGATCCGGTGTAGTGCGTCTTTCAGCCGCTCGATCTCGTCTTCCAGATAAGCGGCACGCATAGACCTCACATTTGCTTCACGGGCTATCGCCAAAGCGCCATTTCACTCTGCACGTTCTAATGCGCAGGTAGGGCACTGCGGGGTGGTTTCAGGTTCGGGCACGGTCATATCCTCTGACTGCTTGAATGGCCGCAACGGCTTCTGCATCACGGTATTCCCAACCGGCCATATGCTCGTGGGATATAACGTCTGGGTCGTTTCCTTCAGCCACATAAATCGCGCGGGCTACCTTCTCGACCAGATCGCGCGGTGGCCACGGCGGGGTGGTTTGCCCCACGGTTTGATCGCTGCCTTGCGTACCGGCGCCGGAAATCATACTGACCGGAAATGCTTGACATAGCGGCTCAATTGTCTCGGCTTTGGTGGTTTGTGTCATCGTGCGTTGGCCTCCATGAGGTAGGGGTGCTTCCGCCATGCCGGGGCGCGGCTCCATGCAGGCATCTGCCACGATGGATGCGCGTTGCGTAGCACGGCGCGCTCTGCATCCCATAGCTGTTTTGCGAGGGCTTTCGCTTCGGTCTTGGTGGTTTGGGGATCGGTCATGGCGTCCCTGGCCCGCCTTGGTACGTGCAGCGGTTTGCAATTCGGGCGACCCGAGCCTTTTCGTCGTTAGTTGCCGTCGTAACGACGGCCGGGGCGGGGGTCTGCAAATCCTGTTCGCCTTGCAGATCTGCGCAGGGCGCCGCAACTGGTTTTAAGGTTTGCATGGCCTCGATTAGCGCCGTGAGCCGGTCGATCTCGACCTGGGCGTCGTCACGGCAAGCCGCCCAGCCCAGCCGAAAGGACGGGTTCATGTGAGAGAGTTCTTCGGCGCTATCCTTTGGCGCCCAGGCGGGGATCTTCACGCCATCGTTCCTTCATCCGGAGAATACCCGGCCATTGCGGTATAAGCCGCAAACGCAGCCGCAAGTTCACTTAGGGCCTCGCGAACACGCCCGGTAACATACTCACGGCTGGTGTCGGTGCGCCGGGCAATGTCCGCCGCCGAAAGCTGGTAGCGCACCACCAGTTCGACCATCGACCAACTGACCGCGTTCATCTGCATCTTGACCCAGCCGATCCGGTGGGCTGCCGCGAATTTCTTCTCGTGGTGGTCGGTCGGGAGCTTCACGTCCTTGGACTTCCGCATCAGCCGCCCAAACGCTTTTTCCTCGGCCTGGGCGGGGGTCGCCTCCAAGGAGGTGTTCAGCCACGCTTCGATCGCAGAAGCGTTCGAGCCGCCGGATGCTTCGACCAGAAAGTCACGTTCGAGCCAGTGGGCCGCCTCGATCTGCCGGCTGGTCAGCGGCGAGGCGGTCGGGCTCATTCGCAGCACCGCGGACGAGCCTGGGTTGAAGGAAACAACCTCCACGCCGGCCGAGGTCCTAAGCATAACCAATGTAGGCAATTCCTGCCCGAAGTTCGCCAGGGCCTCGATGCTGTTTTCCTTGGCGTCGCGGATAGCCGCCGCTCGGGCGTCAGTTGATGCGTGTGACATGCTTTGTCCTCTGTCTACAACCGACCATCTACACGCACTTGTCAAAACATGCAAGACAACAACGCGTCATTCTTGACAAATTGACAAGACCCCAACCGATCAGGATTAAGCGTGCGTTCGGGGGTTTTTGGTATGTTGCGTCGAAGGGCTTTCCGATCCCCCCTCAGACCTGATCGGTTTCTATTTGACTTTTGTCAGGATTGTCAAAATCTTTCTCATTTCCCCTCCCCGGCTCTTTCTCACCGGCCCCCCTTATGGGGGGAGCCTGGGTGAGAAAGATCCGGAGGGTCGGGGCGGCATTTTCTCACGTTACGATAGGGCAATGAG